ATATAAAACTTTTGTTGCAAATTCTTTAGCTATTTCTATATTTTTTGATACAGATATAAATTCATTTATAGTTCTGCTGAAACTAATATTATTAAACAACTATCTTTTTACCATACCTCTATATAACACTTTATTTGTGCCTTTGCTTATTTTTGAATAATACCCTAATATGTTGTTTTATTTTATCATCGTCTATTGACGAAAAATTAGTAAGTGGTTCAAATAATAAAGGATATATTGCTATATTATAATAAAAAGTTAAACGTAAATATAAAAAATAAACCAATAATTCATTTATTAAAGGTAAATTTACGTATTTAACTTTACTATTAAAAATGTGTTTCTTTAATAAAATATTATTGATCTTTTTACATTTTACATATGTAATATTATGATTAATAGTTGCAAGATCATAACCAGTTAATTTATTCTTATATTCAAAAACTACATTGTTTATAGTTGCTTGACTGAACCATACATCATAATCAACATATTCAGCATTTATAATATCATATACCTGTTTATTAGAAGATATACTACTAATACTTTTAGTTATCTCAGAAGGTAAAGGAAAATAATTTTATTGTTGCCATTTTAACTAAACTATATAAAAACTTAATTAAAACATTTAAATACAACTAAGAAAGATGTCTGAAACCTTTTCATTTGATACTGATATTTCAGCTCTACTTAAACTTATTATCAATAATTTTTATTCCAATAAGGATATATTCTTAAGAGAACTTATTTCAAATGCTAGTGATAGTATTGACAAATATAATCATTTTTGTATTACTAACAAACCTGACAATAAAGTAGATAATTGTATTACACTTTTACCTAATAAAGAAAATAAAGAATTACATATTATTGATACAGGGATAGGTATGAATAAAGAAGAACTTATTAAAAATATAGGAACAATCGCTAGTTCAGGAACTAAAGCATTTATGGAAAAAGTTAAAGATAGCAACTTAATTGGTCAATTTGGGGTTGGGTTTTATTCTGCGTTTTTAGTATCTAAAGAAGTTTCTATTATTACTAAAAAAACAGATTCTGGATATTTTAAATGGACATCAGATGCTGGAGGACAATATGTTATTGAAGAACTTACTGAAGATAACCTTAAAGATCATATTCATCCTGATTATAATCTTACACAAGGAACTATTATTAAATGCTTATTAACCGACGAAGCTTTAGACAAATATACTGATGTTAATAAATTAAAATCCATTGTAAAAGAACATTCTCAATATATTAATTATCCTATTAAGATCTTCATTAAACGTGAGGAAACTAAAGAAGTTGAAGACGAAGAAGCATCATTAGAAGAAGATGTAACTGTTACTGATGGAACTTCTAATGTTGATTCTTCTAATTTAGATGATGTTACTATTGAAGACATTGAAGAAAAACCTAAAAAAATGAAAAAAATTACTGAAACTGTTAAAGAATTTCAATTAGTAAATGAACATAAACCTATTTGGACTAGATCAAGCAATGAACTAAAAGAAGAAGATTATTATGCTTTTTATAAGTCTTTAACAAATGATAATGAAAAACCTTATACTTATAAACATATTAGCGGTGAAGGACAAATAGAATATAAAGGCATTTTGTATTTACCTAAAAAAATTAAGAATAATGTATTTGAAAGAGGTGTAACACAAAATAATATTAAATTATATGTTCGTAAAGTATTTGTAAGCGATAATAGTGCGGTTTTATGCCCCGAATGGCTTCATTTTATTTCAGGCATCGTTGATACTGATGATCTACCTCTCAATGTATCACGTGAAATATTACAGGAGAATAAGGTTATTAAAGTTATTAAAAAAGCAGTTGTTAAGAAAAGCATTGATATGTTAAAATCTGCTATGAATGATATGGATAATTATCTCAAAATCTATAAGACTTATCAAAAAAATATTAAACTTGGTGTTTATGAAGAAAGCGGTGATCGTGAAAGGGTTTCTGATCTTTTAATGTTCTATTCGGCTAATTCACCTGATAAGATGATCACATTTGACGATTATATTACATCTATGAATGAAAATCAAAAACATATTTATTACATTGCAGGAGATAATATGGATATACTTAAAACATCTCCATTCTTAGATAGGTTCAAGAAAAATGATTTAGATGTTCTATTTATGACTGATCCTGTTGATGAATATATGTGTCAACGACTTATGCAATACAAAGAATGCACTTTAACCTGCATCACCAAAGGTGATATTGAATTACCTAATACAACTGATGCTGATAAAGAACTTATTAAAAAACAGAAAGAAGAATATAAATCACTTTGTGATTATATCAAACGTCTTTATACCACCTTTAGTGAAGTTAAAATTACTAATAAAGTATCTGAATTACCTTGTATAGTATCTTCACCCGAAAATGGTTTCTCGGCTAATATGGAAAAGATCATTAAATCGCAAACATTAGGACAAACTGATAATACTAATGCTATGTTAAATAAAAGAGTGTTGGAAATTAATCCTCTACATCCTATTATTAAGAAAATTAAGAATATTAATGATACTGAAGAATATAATTCATTGAGAGATCTTCTTGATCTTGTTATCAATAGTGCTTTATTGTATTCCGGATATCAAATTATCAAACCTGTTGATTTTTCTAAAAAGGTTCTCAATGTTGTTATGCTTGGTATGGATATTAATGATGATGAAGAAGAAGAAGTTGCTACTGATAAAGATCCTTTCAACAATGTTGAAACTATTGATATGACTAATGTAGATTAAATAATATTTATCTATAATAAGAAAATATGAAAAATGTTATTTTATTATTAGTATTTATTGGTATATTAGTTATAGTTCAAGGTTATTATGAAAATAAAATTAGTAATGTTAAAAAACAACAAACAGTTGTTAAATATGTGCCTTTACACACATATGAAGGAAAAATGAATGGAGCTGAATCAATTGATAATCAATTTAAAAGTTCTTTCGAGAAAATTATAAATATAGAGAATAAAAATGTATAAACTATTTACATCTACTCCTATTGAGTTTAAAAAACACTGTATGGTGTTTAATACTAATAAACAAGAAGAATTAAATATGTTAGTTGATCTTCGTGATAAATATATTACACATATATCATCTAAACGTAAAGACTATGAAGAACACTATGCAGAATATTTAAGACAATCTTCTGATACCAATGATTATATTGAAAGAGTTAATTTATTTAAAACATATCCTTTTAAAAAACCTGAATTTGATATTTATACTTATAAAAATTATTTTGAGTTAAAAGAATTAAATGAAGATTAATACAAGTTTTGAATTTCAATTTATACCTTTTATTTTAGCATTTATTATTGGAATTATTTACATTGTTGTTACAAATAATACCAAAGAAAAAATAGTTAAAACACCTACACCTTTTTCCAATAATCTTTATTCAGATTTTGATGGAGAATGTTATAGGGTTAATGTTGTTGAAACAGAATGTAATGGCAATGAACAAGAGTTCAATTTTGCTATATAAGTTTTAATATTATTTTTATGTTTTTTAGTTAGAATACGCTAATCCACCCATTCCACTTAATATACGTAAAACATTGTAATTTACAGCATATACAAATAATTCACCTGGTTTACTACTTTTAACTTGTAATTGTGCTGTATCTATCCTCGACATATTTAATGTTCCTGATGGTTGATGTTCTTCGGGTTTTAATGCAAATGAATATACATTAATACCTTGATTGACTGGTATATTATTGTGATGTTGATAAGGTTGAACTAACGAAAAATACTTTCCATCCCTTTCTGCAAAACGATCATTTCCGTTTAATTGAAGTTTAGCTGTTGTTATTAGATTATCTTTAATTGTATTATTGTCTGCGGCATTTGTAAAGTTATTCCAATTTACATTACAACCTGTTATATCTGGTTCAGGTCTTACTGCCCATACAAGTTCTTTACAAGGGTGATTAAAACTTAAACGTGATGCTTTTACTGTATTTGCTGTTATAGTTTCTGTTCCTGTAAATTGCAATTGTTCGATAAGATATTCGTGCGATAATTGAGCAAACCTTTTACGTTCGTCTGTATCTAAAAATATGTAATCAGCCCATAATGTAGCACTAAATGATTCGAAATCTTCTTGTGAATCTTGAACGGTTATTGTAGAATCTGAAGCAAGTGCATCATCTTGGTTTGTTGCTCTGATATTTTCCATTGAATTAAATTCTATATTAACTTTAACTTCGTGGTATTGAAGAGCTATTAGCGGTAATGCTAAACCAACATTACGACAAAACCAAAATTCAAGAGGAATATATAAATCTATTGTTTTGTCTTTTAATTCAACTGATTTATTTGCAGAATTACCACCAACCATTTCATAATATCCTTCTTTTTTACCTTGATCCATTGTAAGTTCATTCCAGATATACATCCATTCACCATATTGTTTATCAATACGTTGTCCTCCTATCTCAAGTTCCGTATGTTTTATCATTCTATAACCATAAAAAGGTTGAAGATATATTGCAGTTGATCCTGCTACTGCTTTTATTTGTAAATATAATTTATGTACTAAATCACCATTACGAGAGATTTGACATGTTACACGATTACCTAATTCAGCATTTCCGTTAAAAGTTTGTTGTATAGATTCTAATGAAAAATTAGTATGACGACGATAAACTACTTTGAAGAATGTTATTTGTGGATTACCTGTAAGATAAACATCTTGAGCACCATATGCTACTAGTTGTAGAAGACCTCCGCCCATTTATTTAAAAATATATATTTATTTAATATAAATGTCGTGGGGTATTATATTTCTCATACTTTTTGCGATAGTTATTTTAGCTGTTGTTGGTATTACTATTTATTTATTTTTAATAAAAAAATACAATCTCAAACAGGTGTATTATATGATTAAATATCGTGGTGATGAAACTGCCCTAATGAAAGATATGATGAAAAAGTTTATTGTTGGTAAATTAGAATCTACTGAAAATAAACCTACACTTGTTTTATATAAAAACGAATATGATACATGGACTTTATATAATGATAAATATACTAAACTTAGAACTGAAGATGGTAAATATATAGATGATACACCTATAAAAAATGATGATATAGTATATATTAAAAATACTAACGAATATAAAGTTAAATTAGAATAATGTTGTTTAATTCCGGTTTTGTTAAAAAACCTAATATTTGTTTTGTAATACCTGATAAACCATGGTATGTTAATGAAAATATACTTATTGCTAAACAATCTAATATTGAACAGATATTTATTAATGGTATTGAAAATGCTTTACTTATATCTAGTTTTATGATATGTTATTCAGTTATAACTGGTAATCCTTCACATATTGTTAATAAATTAAATAGGATAACGTCTAAGTTTATGAACTTTAATAATTATTATTTTCAATCTGCTTTAACTAGTTCAATTATTTCAATGTTTTTAGGTGTCAATGCCGTATTAGGATATCCTAATATGGTAAATAAAAAGAAGTAAGTAATAATTTAGTTAGAATACGCAAGACCACCCATACCACTGAGGATACGGAGGACGTTGTAGGAGTGAGCGTAGATATTGACACCTGTTACATTAGTACTACCACCTAATTTAAGTTGCGCAGTATCAATGCGAGACATATTAAGAGTTCCAGATGGTTGATGTTCTTCCGGTTTTAATGCGAAAGAATAAACATTGATAGTGTTATCTGTAGGAATATTGGTATGATGTTGATATGGTTGAACGTGAGTAAAATATTGCTGTTCACGTTCAGCAAAACGATCATTACCATTAAGCATAAGTTTGGCTTTTCCACAACCACCGCCAACACCTTTCCATATAAGTTCTTTAACGGGGTGATTGAAAGATAATTTAACTGAAGCACCACTATTTGTTAAAGTTTCCTCTCCAGTGAATTGCACTTGTTCAATTAAATATTCGTGAGATAATTGAGCAAAACGACGACGTTCGTCAGTATCTAAGAAGATGTAATCAGCCCATAGGGTGGCATCTGTAAATGCATCACCTGGAACGGTATCAAATTCAATATTAATTTTAACTTCGTGATATTGTAAAGCAATTAAAGGAAGAGCTAAACCAATATTACGGCAGAACCAGAATTCAAGAGGAACATATCGTTTTTCTGATGCAGCTGTTGGTCCAACCATTTGATTGTATCCTGTTTTCTTTCCTGCAGGTAAAGTAAGTTCATTCCAGATTTGCATCCAATCACCATATTGGCGATCAATTAATTGACCACCAATTTCTACTTCTACTTTTTTAAGTAAATCACGAGCATCTTTTGTTGAGTCTCCATCTCCATCTCCAAAAACTACATATAATTTATGAACTAAATCACCATTACGGGAGATTTGGCAAGTTACACGTTTTCCAGCTCCAGGGCTTCCGTTAAAGGTTTGTTGAATAGACTCAATAGAGAAGTTAGTATGACGACGATAAACTACTTTAAAGAAAGTGATTTGAGGGTTGCCGGTAAGATAGACATCTTGGGCACCATAAGCTACAAGTTGAAGAAGACCTCCACCCATTTTTAATATAAGCTAAGAAAATAATTTTAGATTTATATTATAAATAAAAATAATTTTAGATTTAAGTTTAGTTAGAATACGCAAGACCACCCATACCGCTGAGGATACGGAGGACGTTGTAGGAGTGAGCGTAGATTTTGACAGGTCCATCAGTTCCACCTGTTAGTTGCAGTTGAGCAGTATCAATACGAGACATATTAAGAGTTCCAGATGGTTGATGTTCTTCCGGTTTTAATGCGAAAGAATATACATTGATATTTTTTGAAGAGTCTGGTATATTGGTATGATGCTGATAAGGTTGAACGTGAGTAAAATAAGTTACATCACGTTCTGCAAAACGATCATTACCGTTAAGCATAAGTTTGGCTTTTCCACAACCACCATTAGCACCTTGCCATATTAATTCTTTAACAGGGTGGTTGAAAGATAATTTAGCAGATAATTTAGCTGAACTTATAGTTTCAGCACCAGTGAATTGCACTTGCTCAATAAGGTATTCGTGAGATAATTGAGCAAAACGACGACGTTCATCAGTATCTAAGAAGATGTAATCAGCCCATAAGGTGGCATCGCCAAACTCAATACCAGCATCAAACTCAATGTTAATTTTAACTTCGTGATATTGTAAAGCAATTAGTGGTAATGCTAAACCAATATTACGGCAGAACCAGAATTCAAGAGGAACATATGCTTTATCATCCCCTGTAGATGTTCCATTTATCATATATGTATAACCTGTTTTCTTTCCGATAGGTAAAGTAAGTTCATTCCAGATTATCATCCAATCACCATACTGACGATCAATTAATTGACCACCAATTTCAACTTCTACTTTTTTAATGCATTCACGAGCATCTGCGTTAGCACCTGTAACTGAATCAAAAACTACATATAGTTTATGAACTAAATCACCATTACGGGAGATTTGACAAGTTACACGTTTTCCTTGACTAGCATTTCCGTTAAAGGTTTGTTGAATAGACTCAATAGAGAAGTTAGTATGACGACGATAAACTACTTTAAAGAAAGTGATCTGAGGGTTGCCGGTAAGATAGACATCTTGGGCACCATAAGCTACAAGTTGAAGAAGACCTCCACCCATTTTGTATTTATTATTAATACAGAAAAAAAATAATTTGTTAATATATTTAGTTAGAGTAAGCAAGACCACCCATTCCACTAAGAATACGAAGCACATTGTAATTCACAGCATACATATT